AATTATCTGTATACACCAAAAAAGGTTCTAAATAACTAACAACATCGACAACATTAAATTTACCATGTATATATTTTTTCATTAAATTAAATAACACTCGTATTTTTGGAACAATAATATCTATAAATTTTTCATACATTTCAGTTTTTGTAGATCCTTTTTTATCATCATCTGAAATATTATAAATAAAATTTTTAATGTTATTTACAAAGTTGTTTTCATTGTAGTCAATATTATCATCAACACTGTTAACACTGACGGTCTCTATATTCGTATTTTTTTTCAATAATTGCCAAAAGTTTATAAATATACTATTTAAATTTGCACGTGTTAGAATATTAGTACATGGTAAATTAATTTGAGAGTATCGAATGAACGGTTCAGGTAGAGTTAAAATGGAACTTAAATACATTTCATCGGAATTCGTCATTTTTACTCTAACAGCTTCAAGGCGACTTCCTTTTAAATTAGTAGCATCTAGTTTAGTCAACCCTAAATTATATTTTTGAATAACAAATCGTTGTGTGTTTAACAGATTTTTAGAAAATACACTCGAATAAAAGTCTCCAAGATTATCAATTAGTATATTCAAATTGGAATTTACCATTTTTTCATTGATTATATCCGACATTTGTTCATTATTTTTATATTCAAAAGGAGTAAAAAGTGGGTTCAATTCTTTATAAAGCGACGAATACTTGTTTTGTTCATTGGGTAAATTATTTGTTTTGTAATTTTCAATCAATGCCTGAATTTTTTCTAAATCTTCATGTAAGTTCAAATTAATAATATCAGAATATTCATCTTCGCTTAGTAAAGAGTTATCTACATATGTTTTTTTAATGTTTTTGACAACAGGCAAAATCCATAATAGACTTTGATTAAAATTATTAAAATAATTCAAAAGTGGTTTATAATCTGGTTTAAAGACAATCGAACCACTAATGTTGCCATATTCGTCAAAAGTAGAAAATTGTTCTCGCAACTGTACAAACCGTTCGATTGTATTATGAATATTGTTAAGAACACGACTAGTTCGTTCTGAGTTAGGAATAGTAGACAATAATTCATCTAATAAGTCGTTTGTTTGACTTTCAATACTGTATCGTTCTGATTTGCCGTAAACATTGACGAACTGTACGATAGGACCAAAAACCTCGTTTCCAAATTGTATTTGATCTGCTTTTATCACAAATTCTCTCATTTGCGTTTTAACTTGATCTATAGGTACTTGCAACTGTATTGGTTCTACAGCTATTTTATTTTCGCTTAACAGTTCTGGAATAGTTTCTTCTAGTTGTCCTGTTTCTTCAATTTGTTTCTCAGCGTCACTAGGTTCTACAGTTGTAGGAACGCATGGTTTGTCTCTTATTTCAAATTTTTCAATTGGTAAATCTTCTGGTATACCTTTATAGTCAAAATTAATATAAATAACATCACCATCTACCATTGTCACTTCTATCATATCATTTTCTAAATTTGTTATTTCGCCTGTTATGATTACTGGTAAGTCGCCACCAAAATAAATATTTAAACAAGTGCCTGGCAGTAAATTATTTTGTCTAGCGTAACCTTTCTCATTGCTTTTACTTTTAATTACTATTTTTTTAATAGAAGGATCGCCTAATGTTCCATCTGGATCTATTTTTATTTTCGTAGTTTCTAATGTGTTTTCATTAATCAACAACATTTTATTTTCATCAATGTAGTCGATAAAGAAATTTTGCTCATTTAAATTTTCATTGTTGGGAGCATATATTTGAATGATATATCCTAGTTCAAGTTGTATCATATTTTTATTTTCATTTGTTTTGTTAAATATATTTGACATATGAGTGTTGTTCTATAAATATACAAGATATTTTTATGCTTAAGTAAAAACTATATTATTATAGTTTAAAGAAATTTTGTTATATTAAAATAAATTAATCAAAAATAATAATGTTCAGTGACTTATCTGTAAATTTAAGTAACATAAACGGATTCAATGAATTAATTTATGACGATAAGAATGAAACTTCAAACATTCTTAAATTGAACAAACTAGAATGTAGAACAGAAAACAACCAACAATACAAAATAATTTCATATGATAAACAGGTTTTAAATTATGATTTAGTAGATACATATGGTTTGTGTAGATCGATAATTGTCAATAGTAAAAATAATGTGATAGGATTTTCACCTCCTAAATCATTACAAGCTGATGTATTTTTAAAGTTGTATCCGGTTAAGACAGATAATATCGTTGCGGAAGAATTTGTCGAAGGTACAATGATCAATGTATTTTTTGATGAGACAATTGGTTTAACTGGAGGTTGGGAGATTTCTACGCGAAACATAGTAGGTGCAACTTGTGGGTTTTTTAACAATGCCACTAACACTAACACTAACACTAGCAGTAACACGCAAAAAAAAACATTTAGAACCATGTTCTTGGAAGCAGCAAAAGAAAACAATATTTTTTTTGAGAATTTAAATAAAAATTTATGTTATAGTTTTGTGCTACAACATCCAGACAATCGAATTGTTATACCAGTAAAGAAATCAAAGTTGTATCTAGTTGCGATTTATTGTATTGACAACACAGATAAAAATAACGTACAAGTTTATTATCATGATATGGAAGAAATAAAAAAATCTTTTTGGGGAAATGCAACAATTCACTTTCCTGAAATTTATCATTGCAATGATTATTCTGAATTGATTGATATACATGCTTCTATGAATACAAGTTATGACAAGATGGGAGTTGTATTATACAATAAGACAACTGGTCATAGAACAAAAATTAGAAACCCGGTTTACGAAGAAGTAAAACAACTACGTGGAAATCAAACAAAATTACAATATCAATATTTAGCTTTAAGAAAAGACGGAAAGGTGAATGAATTTTTAAAATATTTTCCAGAAAACAAAAAAGAGTTATCTTTTTTCAGAGATCAAGTACATTTGTTTACAAGTACACTTTATGAAAATTATGTTTCTTGTTACATAAAAAAAAATAAACCACTGAAAGAATTTGCACCTCAATATAGGACACATATGTTTTATATTCACCAAAAATATATTACTGAATTAAAGGAGAAAAAAATGCATATAACGTATAAAGAAGTAATCAATTACGTCAACACACTAGAAGTCAAACTATTGATGCACAGTTTGAATTATAATATAAAAAAACACGATGATGATGTTGAACAAAGTGCAAATATTGTATAAAAATAAAATAGTTTAAAAAAATAATTTTATAAATAGTATATAAATGAGATTTTTCGGATTATTATATGTTGCTTCGTTTTTTTTGTCAAGTTTCACTAGTGTAAAGTCGGTTCGAAATGAAACATGTGAGTTAAACAAACGCATCATGGAAGCTAATAACTGCATTCAATTTAGCGTAACTTCAGGAACTGGTTGTGCTTGGATGTGTAATTATTGTGCAAATCAATTAGGAACAAATAACTATTATTTTACAGATGGTGTATGTACATACCAAGAAGGACAAGGTTGTGTAGGCAATCCAATTGCTGGTAAAACATATAGTTGTTGTTCTGCATAGATAAACAAACTACGAAAATATGAAAACACATAAAAATAAAAAATATTTATAATTTAAAAAATATATAAATTATAAATATTCTAGAGATACTATTTCTACAACTAAAATTATTTCTTAACAAAATCTTTTTTAATTTTATTAAATACACCTAAAGCGTCATGTATACACTCTTTTAAGTATCCCTTAATACTAGAAACGTCAATAGGCTGTTTGAATGCAATACGAATAATACTTTCAGTATCGTGAGGATGATATTTTTTAAAGCCAACAAAGGATACAATTTTAGTACCTTCAAAGAACTTTTCATATAAAATAAATTCTAATACTTTTCCAATTGTATAATCTTCATTTTCTAATACAATATCATAACAATTAGTAAGAGTGTTCAAAGATGTTTTGATTTCAATTTCATCAGTATCAATTAAATTATCTAAGTCAGCAAATCGCTTTTCTATTATTTCACATGCCTTTACAAGAAGTTCATTATTATTAAATACACCAACTGTTTGCACAGTAAAATCAAAACTATCTTTTTTCACAATTCGTAACCCATCTAATAATTTCCAATTTTTACTTTCAAAGTCAATTTCTTTTTCATTTTTACCTTCATCTTTCCATCCTTGAATTTTTTTTCCTAATTCATTGTTCATTAAAACATCGTCACATGTAAATCCATAAGAACAAGTTGATACAACATTGAACATACCATCATCTTTAGCGTTTGATAATGAAAACTCACAAGTAAGATGAATTTTTTCACCGTGTATATCATCAGAAATTTTTGGTCTTAAACGAACAAAGTCAATAAAACTATTTGTATAATCATTCGGAGGGAATATATTTCGCGTATCTTTTTCACTTAAATATGAATCAGTTAATAGATTTTTAACTTTGAAATCTTGTGTAGTAACATACATCATTGTGTCGGTCGTATTTTCTACATTGACTTCCAATAAATAATTTTTCAGATTTAAATTTTGATAATCCGTAATATGAATAGGAATACAACTTAAACGTTGTTTTAAGATTTCATTATTTAAACGTGTAGTATTTGTAATTATGTTTGCTTTACATTCTTCATAAGGAGAAGTTTTAAATACAACTGTAGGAATATCCGATAAAATGGTTCTACGGATCGCATTAGCAATACTAACATTAACACCTTCTAATGTAAATGTTAATGTTTCACCTTTTGTGATTTTTTGTTCAACAACATGAGGGTTCATTATTTATTATAATAGTTTATATTTATATTAATATTTATAATGAATTTATTTATCATTTTTTTTTAAAATAAGTTAAAACTGACTTAAATAAATTCATTATAAATAATACAGTATAAACAATAAACAATGAGTACAATATTATATTATAGTAATTTTTGTGAACATTCTAGAAAACTTTTGCAAACGTTATCTAAATCAGATATTAAGAAAGATATTCATTTTATTTGTATAGATAAAAGAACAAAAGACAGTAATAATAAAACATATATTATTCTAGAAAATGGTAATAAAATATTGATGCCAGACAACATAAGTAGAGTTCCGGCTTTGCTGTTATTAACACAGGGTTATAATGTGCTTTATGGTGATTCTATCTTACAACACTTTAGACCTAGTCAAGAAAAAATGGTAAAACAAGCAACACAAAATAATATGGAACCAATGGCTTTTTCTTTTAATTCGGGAGGGTTTGGTGATGTAGTTTCTGATCAATATAGTTTTTTAGATATGGATGCTGAATCGTTAACAGCAAAAGGTAATGGTGGAATAAGACAAATGCACAACTACGTTGATTTAAATATGAGCAATCAAATGGGTATACAATGTCCTACAGACGAGTTTGACTATAAACAGTCGAATAAAATTCCAGAAGGACTTACTGTTGAACAACTACAACAACAAAGAGAACATGATTTTCAAAAATTAACAGGAGGAGCTCGACCTCCTATGGGTATATAAATAACCGTGAATAGTATTTTATTTTATTTTTTATTATTTATTAGATAAATAATAAAAACTAATTTAAATATAAATTCAAAACTATAGTAATATGACAAGTCAATCCAGTATCTTAACAGCATTTAATGAACATTTTGTGGAATTCATATCAGATATTCAAGCAGTTTTTCCAGAAGATGTTGATATATTAAGTGCTAAAAATTCGTTGTTAATGATTAAAAAAGCAAATCCTAAAATGATTATTAAAATATGGAAAACACATATTGTTGATAAGTACATGGATCAAATTGAAAAAGGTGATATATCATTTTTCATAAATAAAGACTATTCTGGTGATTTATCAAAATCGTATTTTTCATCAAACAAAATAATAGAAGGTATAGATAGACTGCGTAATCCAATTCGCGAAATGACACCAGAAAATCAACAAAAAACAATGAAATACATACAAAATTTGACGAAACTATCTAGTTTGTATGAAAATTAAAACTTTTTTATATTTAAAAAAGTTTTGATTTAAATAAATAAAATTATATACAAAATATAGATATTATGAGTGATCCTAATACAAATATAGAAAGAGAAGTGCCGGTTGAATTTACAAAGGTGATAAAAGATTTTGTTAATGACATAAAGGTTACGTTTCCCGAATATTCCCCAATAATAAATAAATGGTGGAAAGACCCATCTAACTTTGACTACATTGAAGAAGAGGATAAGAGAAAAGATGCAATTGAGGAAAGTGAAATATTTAGTACAAAAATATTGTTCACTTTTTGTCAAAAAAAATATCCACTTCGTTTTTTTGAAATACTTTATCAAAATGAAGATATTTTCAAGGAAGAATCAACAACTGATACTGAATTTTTACCACACATTCACTTCAAAGATCTATGGCAATTTGATATAACAGATAAAACAAGAGAGACTATTTGGAAATATTTGCAATTAATTTTGTTTTCTATTATTAATACGATTGATAATAAAGATGCATTTGGAGACACAGCAAAAATGTTTGAAGCAATTAATGATGGTGAATTCAAAGACAAGTTAGAAGAAACGCTAAGTAAAATGCAAGAAATTTTTAGCAATCCAAACCATAACGATAATGACAACGAAAACAATGATGGTGATACAACAAACAAATCAGGTCATAGTTTTGGCTCGAATGATTTACCAAATCCAAACGACTTACATGAGCATATTTCAGGTA